TATTAGGATTTTTTGTTTTCCTATACCAATATACTTGACAGGCACTAGGTGTTTTTCCTATCTTTTCAGCTGCTTCTTTAAAAGCTTTTTTTAAGCTGTAAGGATGCTTTTTAATTTCTTTATAAAGGATATTAGCATCCCTTTTAGTCCATTTTCTTTTTCCCATTTGTTTGATTGATTTTGTTTATTAATCCAATACCAATGATTTTCACAAGACAGTGGTGTTCTTCCTAATTTTGTTGCAGATTTCTTCCATGCTGTTTTAAGATGAGTATCGTATTTCTTTACATATTGAAGAAGCACTTTTTCTTCTTCTTTTGTCCATTTTTTATACATATTTTTATAGGTTTTTTAGTTTATCTTTTGATGCCCAAGTTAATATAGTGTTTATCCCAAGCCATAGTAGAGCAATAATATAATTTTCACTTTCAATAAGAGATTCTAAGCCCATTAACCATAGAACCCATATCCATACTATGCAGAATAATAGTAGTATTGTGTTAGTGTTTTTTTTCATAGCTTTATTTTTGATTTTAGTAGTTTTTGTACATTTTTAGGAAAGTAGTATTTATACTCTTTGTTGTTTTTACTTTTTCTTATTATAAACAGTGCCCCTTTTTTGCTGATATATATTGGAAATTTTTCTCCTTTTATTTCCCAAAAATAATCAGTTTTAGTATATTGGGCTTTGTCTGTGGTAGTTTCTATTTTGAATGTTTTATCTTTGCAGATTACTTTTTGAGTATATCCAATAGTTGGTATGCTTAGAAAAGCTGCAATGGCTATGATGAAAATTTTCTTGATAACACTTTTTGTAATGTTTTCCATATTTTATTGGTTTTATTGGTTATTATTATTTTTTACTGCTTATTGTCCAGTCTGGTCTTCCCATCAAGTATTTAAAATTTAATGCTTGAGAATAAGTATTAAATTTCCATTTTAGTGGGTATCCTTGAGTGTCTTTTATTATATACATTGTTTTTTGATTTTTGTTTTAGTTTGATGTTGGTAGCCTTAAATGGAGTCGAACCATTTTTACATTTTTGAATATAAATGTAGTTTTACCTTTATAAACTATAAGGCTCCAAGGGTTTTTAAGAGTTTCCCTTAAATTACTGGTATTTTACCTATGTGAATCTGATTAAGTATCCTTTCTTTGTATTTCCGTTTTTTAAATAGACTAATACTTCATTGTTGTCAGATTCTATTCTGTCTATTTCATAAGGGTCTAAGTATTCACACCCTTCAATGCTAATTAGTTCTATTATCATAAGAAAATAAAGAAAGCAAGGGTACTAATTACCCTTGCCTTCTTTTGTTATTTCTTATTAATTAGATACCAAGGTCTACCTCATCCCAAGCTTCTCCACGCTTGCAGAGTTTGTAAGTCCCTGATTCCAAGAGGACTACCTGCAAATTATCCTTTTCTCTGGATATTTCTGCAGCAGACATTTCTCCAAGCTTGCTAGAGAAATTTACAAAGGTAAGACTACCATCGTGGTCAAAGACACAGGACCTGAATGTTTCTCCTGTATCCTTATTTACCAACTCATTAGTTACCTTCATTTTACCCTTCATACGAGCAAAGTTTACAAGACTCCAAGAATCTTTAATGCCAGGATTCATAGCATCAACTGCCATCTTAATATCCTCATCCCAGAGGCACTGAAGTTTTAAAAAGACTTCTAACTTTAATTGCATTACTTAACTTAATTTTCTCAGGTGCAATTACTTCCTAAGAAAATCATAACATCTCAAAGGATAGAAAGAGAATTGTTTGACTAGAGCTTAAAAAACTATATAAAGGAGTAAAGGTTTTACAGACATTCGGGCAATAATGCGCTATTCTCTGTCTCTTTACTCCATATATATAGGTTCTTTATAGTGCACAGGTAGTCTAGATGCAGATGATTAGTCCACCTACCTACACACTTGATGCCAATCTGAAGAATCACTTCACGATTTATTAGTCTTAGTAACTGCAATTACTAAGACCCTACGTTGCAGCATAGGACCTACCATGGCATTTAGTAGGCTAACAACTTTTAGCAATCTTAACTAAAAGTTGTCTACAGTTTTAATCCGTTGGTACTGTTAGACCAGCCTGTGTTTACACTTCATACTTTAAATTTTAATCATATTAAGAGAACTTAAGACTCCTCTGTATACTCTTGCTATTTAGAAACACAGACGAAAAACTAGCTACCCTCAACAGGGAGTCTTGCCTATATACCTAATTAGGTGTTCTTATATAGGACTTTTCTAAAGAAATTAGTTTCACCTATTCAAGGTTACTCACATTCCAGCCACATGAAGGCTTTCTAAATAGGAACATTTTAGAGTGTTATACACTCAAGGGATTTCAACCTTTATTTTTAGGTTGTTGTTTGAAGAGCAAACCCTTTAAGACCTGCAGTCTCTTAAGGTTTGCTCATGTTCTCTAGCCTCCTGGAGATTAGAGAATATAGCTCCATCAGAGCATATATAGTACCTCATAGTAATTAAATTTTAATCCAAGGTATAAGAAGAGATTTGTTTGACTAGAACTAATCTAAGGGAGCAAAGTTTCCTTTGCCCCCAAAGTCCCCTACACTATTTCTTAGGTTCATACTTAATACCCATTTCCTTTGAGATTTGAGCACTAATTTCTTTGCCTAAATATTGCTTATACTCTTTTCCAGTTTTTTTAGAAACCTTTTTCACAAAGCAAGCTCCATTCTTACTTATATAAATAGGGTATTTATTTCCCTTGGAGTCTTGCCATGTAAATGGGGTTTTCTTAGCATTATTTGCAGAAGTTGAAGACTTGGTTACTACAAAGGTATTTCCTTGTCTCTGAATGTCTTGGGCCATACTATTATTCAAGCCCAAAGTGCACATTAAAAGTACACTAAGAATTAGCTGTTTCATGGATTTAAATTATATCTTCAAGAGATAGTTTAAGACTTGTTTGACTAGAAGAAAAAGAGAGAGGTTGCCCTCTCCCTAGGTACCCTTAGATGCCCAAGTCTATGGTCTGCCAAGCACTGTCACTTTCCTTGGCAAGGACATAGTACTGGTCCTTTACGTCATTGGCCATTTCCAAGACCTTGTATTGGTCAAGATGCCCTTTGAGGTCAACCTTTGGGTCAAAACCCTCAGGAATACTCTGGCCATATTGGACAAATACAGGGGCATTGTCTTCCTTGCAGAAAGCCAATTTGGTGAACACCTCAGCAGTGTCCTTATTGACAAATTGGGCTTCCTTAACAGCAGTAAACTGCTTTGCAAAGGATGCAAGTGACCAACTGTTTACAATGTGCGCATTATTCTTGAACTGGCTCATTGTGTAGGGGTGACGGAGAGGTTAGCCGTCTATGTGTGCTGACAGTCTTCTGTACAGCCATATGGCAGATAGTGGCTACAGGCTTTTGTTGCGCTGCCTGTGAAGGTACTGTGCTTCGCTTCAACTATCAAGGTATGACAAGGGATTTTTTTGACTCCCTTAGGGGTACCTGCCCAATTTGGAAAAGACCGCCGCCCCTGTTGGTATACTATACCCCCCACATAACAATAAAAAACAATTTTGAAAAAATCTGAAAAATAAAATTTTAGAAAAAAAATTAAAAAAATTTTTAGAAATCATTACTTTTTTACTTACATTCTTGCATATAATATTTTTTATACCTATTTTTGCACCATTCAAGGTAGTAGCAAGTACTTGACTTCTACTCTGACAATCTTAATATAAAGCTAGTTATTAGTCAGTTTGGTCCCCAAGCCAACATGGGAAAGTAAAGGATACCATTAGTAGGGCAGAGGTAATTGGGGCTAGAGATAACTAAGAGAAGAACTAATAATATATAAACGCCCAAAAGGGCTAATAACTAGAGCAGCCTATCAACCTGCAACTCATCCCTTAAAGCAAGTTTTGGGAGAGGTCTCTTTATATCTAAGAGTTTAGTTAGAGTGTTATGATAGTCAAGGAATAAGGGTAATACTACCTATTCTAGACCAACAAGTATAAAAGAATATTATATATGTGGAAAGATTTAGATGCTTTACAAAAAGCAGAAGTTATAAAAATGGCTGTTAGTAATGGTATAAAAGACCTTAAATCAATAAGGTCTTTTTATGACTCTACTAGTAGTCATTCTTTTGGTAAGGGAGGAACCTTGACAAAAGGGCAAAAAAATACTTCTCAATATATTATTAATTATTTTAAAAATAAGGGTCTCACTACTGCTCAAGCTCAGGGTTTAACTGCTAGATTAGGAGTAGAATCAAGTTTAGATGCTAGGGCTATAAATCCCACATCTAAAGCTTTAGGTTTAGCACAGTGGTTAGGACCTAGAAAAAAAGCATATTTAGCAAAATATGGAAAAGACCCTTATAATATTGACAATCAATTAGATTTCATATGGCATGAACTCAATACTACTCACAAAAAAGGATTACAAGAAATTAAAAAATCAAAAACAGCTCAAGAAGCTGCACTAAATGCATTTGGATGGTTTGAATTTTCTGTTGGGCCTCAGAAGGCAATAGAAGAAATGAACAAACATAATCAAAGTGGAAAAAAATCGTATAACGATACAGTAAATTGGGCATCAAAGATTTCAGGGGTACCAGCAGATCCTTACCCCTCTGATTACAATGATACTACTCCATTTTATACTAGAGAAAGAACCTATAATAGTAATTCCTCAAATACGGAATCTGACTACTCTCAAGAATCGGAAGATTCTTATACAGAGTATGTAAAGCAGTTATTGGATTCAGTACCTGAGTCACCTAATATTAATAACTTAGAAAAAGAATCTTATCAAAAGAATCTATCTAGTCCACAAATTAATAAGGAAAAAGACTTAAGTGAAAAAGAGAATTCAGAGTATACACCAATACAAAACTTAGAAGTAGAGGAAAAAGCACAGCAAGAGCAGTTAAATAGAGAAGCTATAAGTTCATTGTTTCAAAATAAAATAGATGATGAAGATTTGAATTATCTACTTAGAGAAGATGAGGAGGAAGATATAGAAGAGGGTGAAGGAAGTACTTACCCACTATCTGATACAAATTCAGCAGATTTATTTGAAACTCCTTATTCTGATAGTATGGTTCAACAAATTAAACAACCTATAGCTTCAAATTATTATAGTAATAATACTTATGCAGAAGGTGGAGAACTGTCTAATTTAGATATGCCTGAGTATCCTGTAGATACATTTGAATATCCTGAAATATTAGATACAGAAAATAATTTAGAGGCTGAGAAGTCTAGAGATTATGATGCAGAAGTAGCAACTCTTTGGCGTACCACAAAATTACCATCAATAAATGCAAGATTAAGAAAGGCTGGGGTATCTAGGAATGTAAGAGCAGCATTAATGGCTAATATAATACAAGAGTCTACTGTAAATGAAAATGCATCTAATGGAACTCATTTTGGCTATATACAAAATGAGAAAGGCATTGTTGACTACATTAAACGAAATTATGGTGGATATAAAGATGAGCACCAAATAAACTTTTTAATAGATGGACTCACAGGTAACTTAAAAGATACAAAAAGCAAATGGGGAAAAGAGCTGAATAAAAGATTCAAAGGGTTTAATAGTGCTGTTAAAGCAAATCCAAACCTGCAACCACATCACATATCTCCTTTGTGGGAACAGAATTATGAAAGAAGTGGAGGACAAGGTAATACACATAGAATAAAATTTGCCAAAGCTCTTATAAAATATATGAATGAAAATCATATAGCCTATGCTTCTCCAGAAGAATATAATAACATAGTACCATTATTACAGCAAGCTTATGCCATACAGCAACCTAGCTATGCTGCTTTTGGAGGACATTTACATGCTCTTGGAGATTCATTAGGTATAGATGATGATATAGATCCTGTTTTAGAGTTATCAGAATTTCCAGAGATAGAGAATAAAGGAAATGGTGTATTTGGAATACCTGGTGACATGCTTTTACCATTAGGAAATGGTAGAGTCCGTATTTTAGGAGCAAATGCAACAGGACAAATTTTAGATGGAGATGGAAATCCAATACATGTATCGGAAGTTCCCACCATAAAACCTACTGAATACCAATTACAGAGACGAAAAGCAGCAGCTGAAGGAGATGAGCAAGCTCAAAAAGAGATACAGCGAGATGTAGCAGCAGAAGATGCAGCTATGCGCATGGGAGTTCCATTTGGAGATCCTAGGTCTTATCATCCTGCTAATATAGGGGAAAAGCCACTTGAGATAGTTAGTCCAGAATTTTATGCAATATTAGCAGCTTCAGCTCCAGGAATTGGAACTTTAAAGGGCACATATGAAACTGGAAAGCGTGTAGTCCCTGAGATTATGAAAGCAATGATGCCATCTACTTACATTGACCCTATAGCTACAAGATTGGGAGCATCAGTAATTGCAAATCCAATGACTGGAGAAGGACTTGCTGGATTAGGAGCTTCAACTATACCAGGAGCTATATCTGAAGCAGGAATACTTAGCATGTTTGGAGCAGAAGCCTTAGATGAACTTAAGAATGATCCTAATATATATACAGGAGCTAATGCTGCTCTTATGGCTGGACTTCCAATGCTTGGAGTATCGGCAGAAGCAGCAGGAAAAATAATGCCTTATTATAGAAGAGGACAAAGATTCCTTAGAAGGCTAGGTATTTATAATAATAGAGATTATGAAAATATTTTTAATCCCCAAAAAGCACGAACAGCAATAGCAAATGCAATAGGAACAAAATATTCAGATGTAGGGCTATTTAATGAGCATGAAAGTACCATAGAAAAACTTAATACTTTTTTATATAATTTAGCAAACTCTATTAATGATAATGAAATAGTTTTATCTGGTGATAACCTTAAAAGCGGAGCATGGACATACTCAGAGCATTTTAAAAAATTAAATAAAAAAGTTCAAGATTACCTAGAGTATTTTGGTGAGTTTAGAAAAAATAATAATATAAGCTACAAAGTTCCAGCTACATATGAGATAAAAAGGGCAATAATGGCAGAAGATCTTGCAGAAATTAATAGATTAGAAGGTGACCTTCTTAAAACTGCTAAAAACTTAAAGGATTCAGAAGGAGAAAAACAACTAAAAGAATTCTTTTCAATAGTAAAAAATAATCTCGGCAGTAAGGAATCAAAGATGGATATGTTTACTAGCACTAGCGACTTTCTTCAGGGCATAGAGGGGAATATGTACAAAAAGGGCAGTAGATTTAATTTTGCGCGAAGAAAATTCATAGATGACTTTAGAAATAAAACTGCAATTGATTTTTCAGACGATATATCCACTATTAACAGTCAATTGAAAGCAGCAGGACTAAGTGGAGAATTTGTAAAGAACTCTGCAGGAAATATAGAGTTTGTTATTAAGGGATTATCGAAACTACCAGGAAGAGTCCCAATTTTAGGAACTAAATCAGAAGTGCAAGGAGAAGTTATTTCAAGAAGTGCCCCAGCAAAAATAAATTTTCTGGGGAGTGTATCCTCTACTAGTACTAAAGAATTTAGTAGGTTCTTTGGCTCTGGAAAATTTATTCAAAGTGCAAATGTAGATTCACATGATCTTACTAAATATCTTACAAGCTCAATGAGTGATGAAGACGCTATTAGAGCTGCAATTAATCATAATATCAACTATCTACAAACAAATATTCCAGGATTTAAACCTTTTGGTTCATCAGTAGAAGTAGCAAGACTAGGAAGAAATAAATTTCCTGGAGATTATGATGGATTTATGTCACGGGCAGACGCTGAACTTTTTATACACAACAGCAAAGGAAATCCAGACATACAAATAAGCAGTAAGCCTGGAGGATACAAAGTAAAATATGAAGGAGCAGATGTAGAAATAGATGTAGTAGATGTAGATCAAGCTACAGGAAAAGGAAATAAGTATGCTGAGGAGCTATTTAAATACTATTTCCCAGATGAATATCAAAAAGCAACACTAGACCTCATGACTACTCCAGGAAAGAATTTCTCTTCTATTGATCCAGATAACTATATTAAAATTAATAAATCAGCAGAAGAACTATTAGCTGCAATGAATTCAGAAGAGGTAAGCATAATAAATGCTATAGCTACTGCTTATAATAGGAGTTCAAAACAGAAGAACATAACTAAAATAGATGATATACTTAAAAATTCTGATTCTAAAATAGTAGCGAGTGCTATTAGAAGGTACGCAGACTCTATGCTAGGAGGGCGAAATAAAGCAAGACTACTTCCAAAGCTAACATTTAAAACAAAAGAAGAAAACATAAAGCTATTAAAGGATTTAGGAATAAAGGGCAGTCTTCAAAAAATAGCTGAAGATCCAGAAAAAATGCAAAATGCAATGAACTTATGGTATCTACATGGAGGTGCAACCTACTATAGAAATATAGATCCAGGAGCTTATGATGCAAGAAAACTAGCATCTACAACAGAACAAATACTTACTAACAATTCAGATTGGTTTACAGAAGGTAGTATACTTGCTGGCACAGCAAACTCACGAGGTGGAAGTGCTAGTGGCTTAGGCTTAAACACTACTATAGGAGGGCAGCCAGGAGCTCAAAGAGTGCTATTTACAGTTATTCAGCCAGAGGTAAAAGGGCTATATGAAGGAATGGATGCACAAGAAGCTATTAATAAAGTAAAGCATTCTATGGGATTTAACATTAATAAAGATGAAGCTAAAGCCCTTAATAACATTTTAAAGCAGTATGGTATCACAAGCGTACCTGAAGTAGCAATGTCTGGAAACAAAGTACTAACGGCTTTACCAGAGAAAGGAGAAGAAATTAAAAAGGCAATGCAAGAATTTTCTGACATGTTCGGAATAAATAGCATAGTTGGAAGTAGGTATGGATACCATGGTCTTGATCCTTATTATGCGGGGATGACAAGAAGATTAATCTATCCTTCAGGAAGAGATATAATGGGAATACAATTTAATTCTGCTGGTGAAAGATATACAGATAACATAGGAATACCACTTGATAGATATGGTGATTATTTAGTTGATGCAATAACTGGAAGATCAGATGTAAATGATTTTATGAATCACGTAATAAGAATTGATAGAAGTTCCAAAATTAAGGCCACTCAAGATGCAAGAGAATTGTATAAGAAACTAGAAACCTTTGCTAAAAAGGTAGATGATGTGCAAGGACTTAGAGTCCACTCTTTCAATGCTATAGACCCTCAGTATGCATTTGAATACAATTTAGATATAGCAGGGTACTTACCAAATCATTTAAGCGAAGGTATATTGGGAACTCTTAAAGATTGGCAGGAAAAAGCACAAAGAGCAAAAAGAATGACATTATTTAATAAAAAGGCTTTAGGAGGCCCATTAAATTTACTTAATTATGATCAATGGAAAGATGCAATAAAATCATACAAAGGAATAAATATAGATAATGACCAAACATATGATTACTATAAATTTTACCATGAAAATCCATTAGAAGCCTTAGCTATTCTTAATGATAGCCCGGATGCTCATTTCACTGATAAGTACAAAACAGTGTGGCATCCAACTTTCAGTAATGAAAGTGTTTATAGTGGTAATTATGATCTTATTCATAATCCATTTGGTTTTACAGGAGGTTCTTGGGGAACTAAAAATGGAGTAGATTATTATAAGGAACCTCCTGCTTCAATAGTTTCCTCTGAGGATAGAATGAGGTACATAGCAGATGCTGAGGATGGTAATTTAAATTTACTTAATAATGCAGGAGAATTAATAGCAATGTTAAGACAATTACCTACAGCAACAGTAACAGGAAAAAAGAAAAATAATGGAAAAAAATAATTAACAAATAATTTATTTGTTTAAAATAAAATATTAATTTTGCAATGAATATGCGGAGGTCTTTAATAATAATACTTTAGTGAGGCGGAAGCTAAAGTGAGGAAAGCCTTTTAAAGACTTTTTAGGCTTTCCTATTTTGACCTTTGGTGTAATGGTAGCACTACAGATTTTGGTTCTGTCAGACTAAGTTCGAGTCTTAGAAGGTCAACTACTTGGCACTATAGTATAATGGTTTATTACACTGGCTTTGTACTCCAGTAATCTGAGTTCGATTCTTAGTAGTGCCTCAATAAAACTTAAATTATGTAGATATGAGTTGGATAACAGAGAGCAATAGATGGAAACACCTATTATATGCTATCCCTATAGGATTAGTTTTTACTATATTATGTGTTCTTGGAGTAGCTGCAGGAATGGAGTTTAAAGATAAGCAATGGGGAGGTAAATGGGACTGGTTAGATTTTTTTGCAACAATTTTAGGAGGAATATTTGGTCAGTTACTACAATTATTTATTATATTTGCAGTCATAAATCATTAATAGTATGAAAACAAATAAGGAGAAGTTTAATATATTTGGAAGTAACTATACTATTGAATATAAACCAAAAGTATTCACAGATGATGATCTTCATTGGGTTTGGGGACAGACAGATCTACAAAAACACATAATTAGTATTTCAACTCAGCTTGAAGACGATAAACCAGTTACAAAAGAAGAAATAGCACTAACTAGATTGCATGAAATAGTTCATGCTATATTTAGTACAGGGCAATATAATCAAGCTAATACAGATGAACCATTAGTTGAATGGACTGCTAGGTGCATTTATTCATTGCTAAAACAAGGTATATTAAAATATAATAATCATTAATATGGCTATAAAAATTTCAAAACAAGAGCAGGACTGGCAAGCACAGGATGATGCTAGAACTCTTGAAAGATATCAAGAAATAATTAATGACAAGAGCAGATTAAATAAAGCTATAAAAGTAGCTAATCAAACAGCTCAGAATTTAAAGGATAGAGCTTCTGCTCTTAATAAGACCCTTTCAGGACTTAAAAAGAAAAGATAATATGGTTGATGCTATTATATCAGATGCTATTACAAAAGTAATAGCAGAATTAAATAATTTGAAGGTACGAAAAGAGAATATTATTAGTATTTTTCAGAATAAAGAAGGAATGTATATAGCAATCTTTTACATCTAAAAAGCATGATAAAGAGAGACTTTATAAATAGTGTTCTCACAGATATACAAAGAAAGCCACCTAAAGAAGAATATGATAAGATTCCTGTCTATTATTGTACAGAGTGTTTGTCTCTTAAAATAAGAACTTTAGGTGACATCCCAGGAAATGAGTATTGTGATGAATGTGGGTCTACAGATATAGACACTATAGATATTTTTAATTGGGAGAAGAGATACAGGCATAAATACGGCCATAAATTTGTTAACAAATAAAATTTAAATCAAATGGAAGAAAAGAAAAATTTAAAGGTAGCTTCTGTAAATAAAGCAGAAGCAAAAGAAAAGAAAGTTAGAAATGCTAATGAAAAGCTGTCTTATGAGCAGTTAGAGGCTTATGCACAGCAAATTACAGCTAGAGCGCAAGAAGCTTTTAAAGAAAATCAGGTTTTAAAGCAGGCACTTGCTAAGGCTTCTATGGATAATAACTTTAAGGAGATTGAATGTGTTCTTAAATGTTTGGACCATGCTGATATGTTTAGTCCTTCCTTTTTAGATAAAGTCATTGCCAGACTTGAAGAAGTACTGACTCCTCAATCGGAAGAAGAAGTAAGTAAGGAGACTGAAGAAAATAAAGAAGAGGAGGAATAATAATGGCACAAGAAAGAAGGGCTAATAATGTTATCAGAATTCCAACAAGTTTAAAGACTTCTTTCTTTAGAATTTGGATAGAATTTTTAGCTCCTCTTCACAATCTTCCTAATAGAGCCAAGGATTTATTAGCTGGATTACTTAAAGCTAGATTTGAATTAAGTGAATCAGTTAGTGATGAGGCTTTATTAGATAAGTTAGTTTTAGGTGGTGACACAAGAAGGGCAGTAGCTAAAAGTATTGGAATGTCTGAAGGAGCTTGCCATGTCATTTTAAATAAACTTAAGAAAGCTGGAGTAATTACAAATGGAAGAATAAATTCCAAGTTTATTCCAAAAAATTTAAGTAAAGATGATAAAGCTTTTCAACTCTTATTATATTTAGATTTAGATGCAGGAAGCAATAGCAAGGTTGTCCTTTGAACTAAATAAAAGCCCAGAAGATATTAAAAATTTATACAAAAACTACTGGGCATATATAAAGCAGCATATTGAAGATTTGCCTTTAAAAGAGGACTTAAGTGAAGAAGAGTTTGAAAATTTAAAGGTGAACTTCAATATAGCTAGCTTAGGTAAATTTGCTTGCCCATATTCTAATTATATAAAGATAAAGCGTCAGGATAATTATAGAAGAAAAATAAACAATGATAAACATAAAGAAGATAAAACCGACAGCTAATTATGTTGTTACAACCCAAGACAGGTATGATAATGATGTAATGGAGGGAGGTTTGATAATAAAGCAAGAAGGTGCTTTAAAAGAATATCAAAAAGTTATTGCAGTAGGACCTGTAGTTAGAACTGTTAAAGAGGGCGATTTAGTTTGCATTAATCCTAGAAGGTATGCAAAATTTAAGCATCAGGAAGGCTCACTAAAAGATGGTGTAATTACAGACAATCCTGTAATAGCATATAATTTTAGAATGGTTGAAATTGACCATGAAAATTATTTGTTTATTACTGATAGTGATATAGACTTTGTGATAGAAGATTGGGAGGAACTCCCTGATGAGCCTGCCCCAATTAAAGTACCTGAAACTAAAATAATTTTATAAAGGTTTACAAGGGTCTTGGGGTAACTCAAGGCCCTACTATTTTATTTGATATATGATAAAGTTATTTAAATATGAGGCTTATCAAGTTGAAGTAGAACCTGAAGCTTTAATGCTAGAGCCTTTTAAAGATCTATGGGATAGAGATAAGGGTAAAGATAAGTCAATGGCAAAGCAGGAATTAGCCTATATTTACTTTATGGGAGATCCAAGAAGTGACTATCAATATATCATAGATGATAGAGTAAGGTCTAAAGAAATTATAAAAGGTTTAGGAATGCCAAAATCTTGGAAGCCAGATAAAAAGGTCACTAAAGCATTAGAGTTTTATTGCTCTTTCAAGCCTATTTCAGCAGGCCTTCTAGAAGATACTAGAGTAGCAGTTAATAAGCTAAGGCAAATGTTAAAAAACATAGACCTCAATGAGAGAGATGACAAAAATAAACCTGTGCATACTTTAAGTAGTATTACACAGACTATTAAACAAATACCAGCATTAGTTAGGGATTTAGACTCAGCAGAAAAAACGCTATCTAAAGATATTGTTGCAGAAGCAAAGGCTAGAGGTTCACAAGAGAAAGGAGCATTTGAAGATGAAGATTGAAGAAGTAATTAATTGCTTTAATGCATCTCTTGCAGACCATTCTTACCACTATGTTGTAGTATCTAAGTGGGAGAGAATAAAAGGTCCTATTAAAAGAGCTGTAACTTCTATATATAAAGTAGAAGGTAAATTAGCGAAGGAAGTAGTAACTAAAGAGTACTGCACTAGTATTCCTGCAGGAGGAGAAAATACCCTAATAGAAGAAACTCAAAGAAGGGCTTTAATAGAATTTATAAAAGTATTTTATAATAATGATAAATGAGTTAGATTCTGAATTTACAATACCTACAAATGAATATCAAACTCCAATAGATAAGGAGTATTTAATGTCACTTCCAGAAGAAGTGGCAGAACAACTATTAGACTTTGTAAGTAATGTTCAATTCATAAAAAACCTTATAGATCCAAATAGAAAAAGGGCTAAAGATCTTCCTAGAGATGCAGAGGGAAAAATAATAGTAGATATTACTAATCCTCACATTCTTGAGGATATGGACTACTTTAGACCAGCAGCCAAGCATTATGAAAAATATGGATGTTACACCTTTCTTAGAATAAATAGAAATCCAAATAGTGAATATTACAAATGGATACAGGAAGAAAAAAGAAGGTGTAGAGAAGGATATGTTAGAGAGTCTGATGGGGAATGGGTGACAGGATATTTATATTGCTTTATAAACTATTGCCCAATGATGCTTACTAAAATTACTGAAGGTACAAGACAAGCTAGCAGAATTCAAGGCTTTCCTGAAATTTGGGAAGGAATATACTATAGATTTCACTATATAGATCAGGCAAGAAAATCTGGTAAACATGCTATAGAGCTCTCTAGGCGAGGCAGTGGAAAATCCTTCTCCTTAGCTAGCATAATGGCGCATAATTTTATTTTAGGAGAAAATCAAGAGGTTAGGACTAGAACTACTACTATTCTTACAGCTTACCAAAAGGAGTATCTAGCAGCTAAAGATGGTACTTTATCTAAGTTTGTTCCTATGATTGACTTCATAGAGGAAAACATGGAATGGAGTAAAAGACGTTTAGCCAGTTCTCTACAAAATATGTTTTGGCAATCTGGGTATGTAGATTCTAATGGTAGAAATAAAGGACAGCTAAATACTGTAATGGGAGTTTCATCTAAAGATGATGAAGGAAAATTAAGAGGTAAACGTGGATATTTACTTTTTGAAGAGATGGGATCATTCCCTAACCTATTATCTATCTATGATACTGTAAGATATAGTGTAGAAGAAGGTGATTATACTTTTGGTCTTATATATTTGGTAGGTACATCTGCAGAAGATGCTTCAGATTTTGAGGCTGCAAAAACTTTATTGTATAGTCCTACAGGCTATAATATAAAGAGCAATAAAAATGTTTATGATAAGCCTAAACAGGGAAATCCAGAGTTTGGTTACTTTTTCCCTGCTTACTTAAATAGAAAAGGATGCTATAATAAAGATGGAGTTTCTGATGTAGTAAAGGCAATAACTCAGATTCTTCTCAATAGATATGCAGTTAAATATTCTTCTAACCCAACTTCTTTACTTAGAGTAATTGCAGAAATGCCTATTACTCCAGCAGAAGCTATTATTAAAGTTAAAAATGCTTTCTTCCCAGTACCTGCATTAACTGAAAGACTACAACTGCTAGATTCAGACCCTAAAGCTTTTAATGATGTATATGTAGGAAATTTAGTTCTTAGAAATGGAAAAGTAGAATTCATGGTATCAGATGATACTCCTATTAGAAAATATGGAGTAGACAATACTACATTAGGAGCTCTGGAAATATTCGAAATGCCTCAAGAAGAAAGTCCAGGAAAAGTATTTTCAGAAAGATATATTATAGGTCATGACCCTGTAGATAATGACCAAGCAGAGTCATCATCTCTATCTTCTACTTTTGTCTTAGATACTTTTACTGACAGATTAGTAGCTGAATATACTGGGAGACATCAATTTGCAGATGATAATTTTGAAGTAGTAAGACTACTATGTCTATTTTATAATGCAAAATGTTTGTACGAGGCTCATCCTTATAGCCAAAAAGTATATACTCCTGATGGTCTCAGAGAATGGAAGGATATTAAAATAGGAGATACTTTATTTTCTCCAACTAAAGGTAGTGTTAAAGTTATTGACATTCCTGTAGATGAGGAAATGGATATTTATAAAATAAAACTGTCTGATGGTAGAGTAGTAGAAGCTAGTGATAACCATATATGGTTAGTTTATAAAAGCACTTCTAAAATTCCTGTTGAAATTACTACCAAGCAAATGTTAGAAAATGGTATAATAAATAAGCATGGGCAACATAAATATTTTATACCAGAGCATAATGGTGTTGAATATCCAAGAAGAGAACTACCAATAGATCCTTACACTATGGGTTTAATACTCTCGGAAGGCAGCATAAATGGAACACATTGCACTAAGAATTATGTTCAAATATCTTCTAGTAAAGAAGATATGCTATTTTATCAACATAATATTCCTTATAAAACAAAACATATAGGTACTAAAGGATATTCTTGGCATATATATATTCCTGAATGTAAAAGTATAATGAAGAAATATAATTTATATGGTACAAGCAGTCATACTAAGTTTATTCCTTCAGAATATCTATACAGTCACAGAGTACAAAGAATGGAGATATTAAAAGGCATAATGGATGGTGATGGGTGTGCTAGTACAAATGGGGCTAGTATTATTATAACCTGTTCAGAAAGACTTGCAGAAGATGTTCTTACATTATCTAGAAGCTTAGGAATAAAGTGTTGGTTACAAACTTCAAGGGAAGGAGTGTACAGAGTAGCCATAGCATCTGAGCATAAAGTATTTAAGTTACCAAGAAAAGTGGTAGAACAGCATACATACAAATCTTATACTAAAGAAAGTAAAGCTTCTGCTTTATTAAACAAGACTGCTATAGATAGTATAGTGTTATCCCATAAAGAAAGAGGTAAATGTGTCACAGTAGACTCTGATGATGGTCTTTATCTTATAGGTGATTATATAGTAACACATAACTGTAATAAAAAAGGGCTGTACTCTTACTTTCAAAGAATGCAGTGTACACATCTACTAGCAGATACTCCTGAATATCTTAGAGATAAACAGCTTGTAAAATATAGTTCCTTTGGTTCTAATCAAAAAGGTGTGAATGCTTCAGCAGCAATTAATAATTTTGCTAATGGTCTTATAAGAGACTGGTTGTTGCATCCAGTAATTCAAATAGTTAAAGAAAATGATGAAGAGAGAGAAGTTAAAGTTCCTAACCTTTCTTTTATAAGAAATAGAGCCTTACTTGAAGAGTTAATAGCATTTGATCCTGTAAGAAACTTTGATAGAATAAGAGCCTTAGGAATGGTTATGCTGCTTAGGGAAGAAAGGAAAATATTATATGGAGATAATATTGCAAATAGTCATAAAGAAAATGGAAGTCCACTTGCAGAAGATGATTTCTTTACAAGAAATTATGATAAAAGGTTTTCTTAATAAACCTTAACCATTTTATTTACACTATTGTAACTATTAAAGCTTTTGCTTAATTTTGCAGAAATTAATAAGCTTATGCAACCTAATTTAGATAAAGTAACTGCTAAGTATCATAATAGATTACCACAAGAGCAGTTACCATATAACAGAAAAACAACAGCATGGAGGATTGCCCATTTACAATGGGCAGATAATCATAGTTACTTTAACTATTCTCCAGTAAGAACTTCAGTCATTAACAAGAAAATTAATTATGATCTTGTTAATGGTATTCTCCATATGGATGATTTAGAAAGAGTTCTAAATCCTAACCATATTATAGAGAAATCACAAGAAGGAAGAATTCAACATTTTCCTATCATTAATAGTAAACTGCAGGTTCTACGAGGAGAAGAACTATCTAGACCTTTTGACTTTAAAGTAATAATCACTAATCCTACAGCATTATCAGAGATTGAAGAAAATAAGAAGAATGCTATTCTTCAACAGCTTCAACAATTAATAGAAGGAAAGTCTGAAAGTGAAGAAGACTTTAATGCTCAAATGGAAAAGATGTCTGACTTTTTCATGTATGAATGGCAAGACATGAGGGAAGTAAGAGCCAACTATTTAATAAATCACTATATAGCAGAATACAACATGCCATTAATGTTTAATAAAGGATTTATGGATGCTTGTATTGTTGCGGAAGAAATATATCAGTGTGATATTATAGGTGGAGAACCTACTATAGAAAAATTAAATCCTCTTAATGTAAGGATATTTAAGTCTGGAAATAGTGATAAAATAGAAGATGCAGATATAATTATAATAGAAGACTACTGGTCGCCTGGACAAATTATTGATGCATTCTATGATGTTCTTACTAAGAAAGATGTTGAGTATATAGAGAGTGGTCCCCAGCCCACGGGTACTGAAGATTCTATGGGACATAGGGATGAAAGACAAGGATTTATACACTCTCATATGATAACTGATGCTATTTATCATTCTAGGGATGAAGATGATATGCCTTACTACTTTGATCCCTTTAATTTATTTGGAATTGAAGATGATAGTCTCATGCCTTTTGATACTCAGGGCAATGTTAAAGTTCTGAGGATGTATTGGAAATCTAGGAGAAAAATTAAGAAGGTAAAATCCTATGATCCTCAGACTGGAGAAGAAGTATTTAATTTTTATCCTGAAACTTATGTTCTTAAAGAAGAACTAGGAGAAGAGGAAGATATTTTATATATCAATGAGGCTTGGGAAGGTACAAAGATAGGAGAAGAGGTATTTGTAAATATGAGACCTAGACCTATACAATATAATAGACTTTCTAATCCTAGTAGATGTCATTTTGGTATAGTAGGATCTATTTACAATCATAATGACAGTGCTCCATACAGCCTTGTGGATATGATGAAGCCCTATAGCTATTTTTACGATGCTATTCATGATAGACTTAATAAACTTATTGCAAAGAATTGGGGTAAAATTATTACTATTGATTTAGCAAAAGTACCTGATAAATGGGAAATAGATAAATGGCTGTACTTTGCTAAAAAGAATAATTTAGCAGTTATTGACTCATTTAAGGAAGGAAATAAAGGAGCAGCTACTGGTAAACTTGCAGGAGCTTTGAATAATGCCTCTTCTGGAGTAATAGATGCAGAACTTGGAAATAGCATTCAGATGCTTATAAATGTTTTGGAATTTATCAAGCTTCAGATGGCTGAAGTAGCAGGCATTTCTAAACAAAGAGAAGGTCAAATTTCTAACAGAGAAACTGTAGGAGGTGTAGAAAGAGCTACCTTACAATCTTCTCATATTACTGAATGGATATTTGGCATACATGATGATGTTAAGAGAAGAGCACTTGAATGTTTCCTAGAGACTGCTAAAATAGCTTTAAAAGGAAAAAAAGAAAAGTTCTCATACATTCTTTCTGATGGAGTTCAAAAAATAGTAGAGATTGATGGAGATGAATTTGCTGAAGCAGATCATGGATTAGTTGTAAGTAATAATAGTAATATAGAACAGCTTAATCAAAAGATTGAAGGTATGGCACAAGCTGCTCTTCAAAATCAGTTAGTTTCATTTTCAACCTTATTTAAAATTTTCAATACTTCTTCTCTTATTGAGAAGCAGAGACTTGTTGAAAAGGATGAAAAGGCTATGCAAGAAAGACAGCAGCAACAAATGCAACAGCAACAGCAAATGCAGCAACAACAACTTCAAGCACAGGCCCAAATGCAAGAGGCTCAAATGCAGCAAGAAGATACTCTTAATCAGAGAGATAATGATACTAGAGTAATTGTTGCTACAATTAATGCTGAGGCAAGAAACTCTTACAATGAAGAGGATGATGGTATTCAAGAGCCTATATACTCACAAGAAGCTAAAGATAAATTAGCTGAACAGATAAGGCAATTTAATGAAAAGCTGTCTTTAGAGAAAGATAAACTTAATTTCAGTAGGGAGAAGCAAAAAGAAGATGCTGCAATTAAGAGAGAAGCATTACATAAAAGAACAACTCAAAATAAATAATTATGTTTACAAAAGAACAAATTGAGGAAATTAGACAAAGGCTTGCTCTTAATGTAAGTAGAGATTCTGATTTCCCTATAGCAGAATCTTTAAATGATGATGATATAATCACTTTAGTGCAGGATAGTATCAATAAGAAGATTTCTATCTCTAACTTTAATACGAAGACATGGAAAAAAGAACTAACAAGAGAAGTTCTTTTACTAAGTGCTGAAATTAAGAGAGAAGCAATTAATGTGAAAAATTGGGCTGGACAGACCTTTTTTCCAATAAATAGTTTTGAACAGAAGTTTGATGAATTGTTATATTCAGGAAATTTTAACTATAGGACTACTGGTGAAGCAGATATTAATTCTCTCTGGACTAATGGTCTACAATTACAAGCAGATCCTGATGCTAGAGATTATGTAAGACTTCAATATTTTGGTGGTGTAGACTATATTTGGGTAGAGTGGGCTGAAGAAGGAAATATAGTAGGACATGACTATCTTCCTACTGGATCTAAAGTAGAAGACTTAGAGAAAAAGATTAAGTCTTTATCTAGTGTGATGCAATATAAAGGATCTACATCAGCAGTAGATGATACAACCGATCAGCTTATTCTTTCACAAATAAGCTCAGATAGAGTAGCTGTTGGATATGTATTTACAGTTAATAAACCATTCTACTATGGAGATTCTGAACTATATCCAGCAGGAACTAATATAGTTGTCACTAAAATAAACATTAATGGTGAAGCTACAGAAGTAGACATAATGCAAGGAATGGTAGACCTTTCTTCTTATGCTACACAAGAGTATGTAAGAAATATAGGAACTGCTGCTATTAACCATGCAAAAAACTATACTGACACTAAAGTAAAGGAAATAGCTTCTTACGGCGGAAAATTAGATTCTCAAAAAGACCTCAGCGGAGATGGTACCATATATACGGATAGAACTACTTGCACATTATATACAGCTAAAACAGGTCAAATATTTACTGTACCCTTTGCTTTCAAATATAATAACACTTGGTACCCTGATGGAGCAGCTATTATAGTTAAAGCAGATGGCAGCAAGCAATCTTTGGAGGATAAGGCAGATGTACTGCAAAGCACTTTAGTACAGCCAGATTGGGAACAGGAGAATGAAAATGCCTTTAGTTTTATTAAGAATAAACCAAATGTTTACACTGTTGAAACTATTGATGGAATAGTAGAAGGTATATATAATGATACAGATGATTTTGTTAATAACTACTTTGCCTACCCAGTTCTATCTACTTTTGAGGCAGTAAAAATAAGTGGAGATGATATAGCTAATATTCCTACAGATGTTACTACAGGTGAAAGAAGTAACACTGTTTACTTTGTGCTTAGAAATTCTAGTGAAGGAGAAGAGTATTTATGGTATGAAGACGTTAATGGTGTTTATTATAGGGACTTAGAACCTTCTGGCTTTGAAGAGCCCTCTCTTTGGGAAGATCTCTCAGAAGAGTCAACTTCTGGGTTTGATTACCCAGAAGATAATTTTAGGTACTTTAAGGAATTTAATAATGCTGTAGCGGGGTGTACTTTTAGTAGAAGAACTTTCTATGATGGGGATTCTTACCCTCCATTATCGTCGGTAGGAGTAAAAGTAAAATACTCTGAAACAGATCATAATTGGTACTTCATATTCAGAGATAATTCTTCTTACACTTATACAAATACTTTAGAATCTTTAACTGTATTCTTAAAAGGGTATATAGACTTTAGTCAAACATTGTATGTTCTAAGTAATTATAGCCCAATGCACCAATATACCAGTATATTTACAGGTAGAAAATATAAGACATTCTATGATGGTAATACAGTAGATCTAACATATCTTAATAATAAAGTAGATAATTTAGAAGAAGAGGTTACTCATTTTTCTTCTGATTGGGAAGCTAATGATGATACCTTAGAGAAAGGCAGTATAAAAAATAAGCCTATGATATGGCATGTAAATATCAGAAGGCTCGAAGCAAAATCTGAAGTTTATGATGGTCCTTATACTCCTCAGTATGTAGATAATCCTGTAAGTGGTTTAAAAGATGTGATAGTTCAAATAGGCTTTAGTGAAGATGAAACTACTACTCCTTTAGTGTGGGAACCAGTAGAAGGAACAGACTTCCCAGAGCATTCATCAATTAGAGGAATCGCCTTTTCTGCAGATGGTAAAAGAATTAGATATAGGGTAAAAAAATCTTACTCCGATTATAGCACTTACTCTCATGTGTTTGTAAGAACTATAGGATTACAGCCTATTTCAACAAAAGCATTTGAGGATATTCATATATTGAAAGGTAGGGATGTAGAGGAAGGCACTGTGCAAGAAGTAAATAAAATAATTGTATCTTCTAATTTGAGGCCTGAAAAGCTTACAACTGATTTAGCTGATATAACAGAGATTGCTCCTTCTGACTCTTTATTAAGAGTAACAGGAAGTATCTTAGCTGAAAATAAAGTTACTGCAAAAGACTTTGTTCAATCTGCTACTATAAGAGTACCTAAGGTTTCAACTGATAGTGTGGGGGTAGCTATTACTAAAGCAACTGATCGTATAGATGATTTATCATTAAAAGTAAAATTATATGGTACATCTAGTGCTACTAAGTATATAACCTTAGATAATGTCCCAAGTACAGATAGTAATTCTTTAATAAATAGGGTTAGTACTTTAGAGAATTCTTTAGCAGAAGCTGCTATTACCATCGAAGAGTTATCTGCAAAAATTGAAAAATTAGAAGGTTTATTATCTGTAGTAACTAATATATCAATGACTTCGGGAGGAGTAATTGAAGTTGAAAGTTCTGTAGTTGAAGGTACAAAGTATAGGTATCTTCCAGCAGAAACTATAGCAGAAGAATAAAAAAATTTAGCAAAGGTAGTAGTTTATTAAAATAAATTACTACTTTTGCTCCTGTTATGGAAGAATTATTAGAGTTAGTGAAAGAAAATAATAGGATGCTAAAAGAAATAATAGCATACATTAATATTCACGGTAATCATACTGATGACGTGAAAGATTTCACTATGAACGTAATAGCTAATTTAATAAGCAATGGATATGGCAAGTAAAAAGACAGGAAGAGCAAAGCCTCTCTCAATGAGAGCAGGATTTAAAGCTAGTAGACATAGATATGCAAAAGGAGGAAAAATTAAAACAAGCTCTAAGAAGAAGTAAGTATTTATACAAGTGGGAATTATTCACACTAAAAGTAATTACTTATTGGGTAGCTTTAATTTATCTATTAAATGTAGTGCTTTCTTATTTTAATATAGAGACAGACTTTCTATCTCATATAGGAGGTGCTTCAGTACTACTGGTAGTGTATTTATATATATCTTCATTTAGTCATAATTTTTGTAGATATCATAGAATACCGCTACACTATGTAGTAGTAAATAACATTCTTACTATGTTAGATTACTATATAGGAATTCCTATAGATGATAGAGAGTTACTAGAGCTACACTTAATTTTAGCAGGTATAGCCATACTGCTAGTAATATACTTAAAATTCAAATGAGTGCATTAAAAAGATTAATAGTAAAGTACCTTAAAGAGGTCACACAAAAAATAGAAGCAGGAACTTGTGATCTTACTGAAGAGGAAGCTATGTCTATTCTTAGTATAGTAGCTAATGAAAGCCTCAGCAAGGACCAGGCTTGCAGTTTTCTAAATATGTCAAGAAGTAAATTTGATAGTTTAGTGCAAGAGGGAGTTCTTCCTAAAGGTAAAAAAGTAAGAGGATTTAAGGAATTAAGATGGTATAAGAATGATTTAATGATAAATCAGATAAAAAAGAGGCCTTGTCCTAAGGTTTAAGTGTTAACAAGTTAAGTTAATAAGGTAATGTTTTATACCCCTAACTAGTTGATAGTTAGGGGTTTTTTGTGTCTATATGGAATTGTTTCAAATGCATTATAGGGGGCAGTAACTTTGCACAGTCAATTGATAATCACACAGTACTGTAATTAATTTTTCTTTCTAACTAAAACACATTAATTTTTAAATTTTATGGACGACAGTAAAGTTTTTATGTTCCCAGAGGGCACTAGAAGTTCCTTAGATCCTAACTTGCTTGCTGTAATGAATAACAATGGCGGCTTTGGAGGAAACAATGCTTGGTGGTTAATTTTCTTATGGATGATGTGGGCTAATAATGGCAGAAATGGCAACTTCAGTGATTTTGTTGCTCAAACAGGTAGTGAAGGACGCCAGTATCTTGCAGAAATTATGAATGGTAGATTTGATAATCTTAATACCTTAGCTCAAATTGTTAATAGCAGCGTTGAGACAGTTAAGAGTGGTATCTTTACTTTACAGAGCTCTATACAGACAGTAGGAGCCCAAGTAGGTATGAGTGGACTTCAAGTTCAAAATGCTATTGCTATGGGAGATGCAAACCTCAGCAGACAGCTCTGTGAATGTTGCTGTGAGAATAGATTAGCTATAGCCAATCAAACTTCAGCTTTACAAAGCAGCCTTGCAGCACATGATGCTAGTGTAAGATTACAGCTTGCTCAAAATGAAGCAGCTGACCAGTTATCTGTTTGTCAGCAAACTAATGCTTTAACAAGACAAGCTGATGATAATACTAATAGCATCTTAGGAGCTATCCAAGCTCAGAATACTCTTATTACTAAAGAGTTCTGTGACTTAAAGGAAAGAGAGCTTCAAAATAAGATTGATACTCAGGGTGATATTATTACTCAACTGAGAAATCAGATTAGCAATGATAAACAGACCCTGCAATTCAATGCAGCTTTCCATGCTTTAGATGATAAGATTGATGCTATTGCAGCAAAACAGCCTAACACTGTACCTGTACAGTGGCCTAACCTTGTAGCAGCTAATGCTACTCCCTATGTAGGTGGCTATGGTTGGGGTAATGGCTTTTATGGTAATGGATTTGGTAATAACATTGTATTCTAAGTAAAAGGAAAAGGAGGTTAAAAGTATGAATTGTACACCAAATGTTACAACCAATGCAGGTGGTATTCCTTACCTTAGTTCTACTAATGTTACTATAGGTACAGAGAGTGTTAATATAGCACTTGGATTTCGTAGAATACAGCCAGTAGGATATTTTACAGTATTTATAGAGGATGTAATTCCTGCTGATGCTACAGCTACATTGCCAATTACTCTTACCTTAAATGGCACTACCAGAGCACTTACTTTACCTAATGGTACTCCTATAACTGTAGCAGAACTTGTAGGAGCTAATATCATTAGTGTATTTAATGATAGGTTTAGAGGGATATTATCATTAATGTCTCGCACAATAGTATAAATAACTAAAAGTAATTAATTATGTTTTCAAACTTAGGTCCTAATAGTATCATATATGTATTAGATTTAAAAAATAGTCCTAAAGTAGTGAGTGGTCCAATTGAGAGGGTTACACCTCCTAGACCAAAGTACAATACTTTCAGTCCTAATATGGAAATGATTGTTGATGTAATAGCTACTATAAATGGAGAAAGAAGAGAATTTAAAGGAGTTCCAAACAGCACTATAGCAGATTTTGGAGAAGATTCTTTTGTTCTTGCAGAGAATAAGGAAATTTTAAATTCATATATAAATTCAATGCTGCAGAATAGTAAAAGTATAGTTAATAGTTATGATAAACATGTAGAAAGAATTGGGCAATATGAAGAAGCTTTGCAGGATTTAAATCCAGAATTTAAAATCAATAAAGAAAAGGATAAGATAATACAAAAACTGCAGCAGCAAGTAGATTCTCTTCAAGAAGGAATGCAAAAAATGTTGAGTATTATGACCAAGAATGAAACTCCAAAAAATTAAAGGCTATGATTGTTTTATCTTTTAAGACTAAAAAAGACAAAGAGCACCTTCTGGAAAAAGCTAAGAAAATGGAGGAATATGCAGCTATGATAGTAGACTGCATAGAGGACTCTAAAGAAGAAGATGAGTATTATGAAAGGGCTTACAGGTACGATGATCCTGATTATGATGAAAGACGCTCTGGAAGATATGGTTATAGAAGAAGGATGGGCTGATCTTTGTATGGGTGGAAGTTAGTCCTTCCACCCATAATTTTATCTTTACTTAAATTTTATGATTATGAGAAGAGTGAGTTTGTCACAATATGATGAATATCCTGAAGAAATGCTTGTTTATATGAGAAACTATGGTCCCCATTTTAATAGGAAACTTTTTGAATTTGCAGTGAGTAAAATGTATAAAAAAGTAAATGGAGAAAAGAAAAAAGTAGTTCCTTATACTAAAGATAGAGTTGACGAGCTTTGTAAAGCATATAGTATTGAATTAGAAAATGGGCAATTATATGATGCTGCATATGTAGCTACTATGTGTAAAGCAGATTTCCTAGGATCTAGTATCTCTGATGAAAAACACCTTTTATTGTATGTTAAAGATGTAATTGATGACCCAGATGCATATGATGGAATTGTTTTTAATAGGTGGTATGCTGATATGTCATACACAGGTATTGCTATTGATTGGGAGTATATGCTATGATTAGACAAGATATTGATGTTGAGGGCTATTGGAAAATAATTGTAATTTATAATGCTCCTTTAGGCAATAACAAAGATGTTGGATTTACATATACAGATAAAAGGAAAAAGCAAAGTATAGTAGGGATATCAAAAACTACAAATACAGAACAGTTGGTAAATACAATAATTCATGAGGCTAAGCATGTTCAATCTCATATATGTGATTATTATGAAGTTCCTGAAGATGGGGAACAAGCAGCATATCTCATAGGATATATTGTACAAAAAATGTATGGAGTGTTTAAAAGATTCATTCTTTAAGTTCTAAACACTTACTTTAAATATATGCAACTCTATAGCACTTTTGTTATGGGGTTGCATATTTAATTTTTAATGTTTACTTTTGCACCAAATTTAAAGTAGTATGAATAAATATCTTATAATTGCAGGACTTTTACTATCTGCAGTAGTAATTATAAGTCTTCAGCATAACCTTATAAATAAATATAAGGAGATGTATAATAAAGAAGTTCAGAATGTAGAAGCGTATAAAGTTTCAAATTCTGAATATAAAGATAAAGGGCTGCAGTATCAAATGACTATATCTGAACTAGAAGCTAGTAGAGACTCTATTGACAGAAAATTATATGCAGCTCTTAAAGAGCTAAAAGTAAAACCAAAAACAGTAGAAGCTATACACTATATTACAAGTACAGCAACTAAGACAGACACTGTTACTCTTAAAGACACTATATTTAGAAATGCTACTAATATAGATACTATTATAGGAGATAAATGGTATACTTTAAATTTAGGATTACATTATCCATCCTATATAAGAGTCTCACCAACTTTTAGCAGTGAAAAGACTGTAGTTGTATATACTAAAAAGGAGTATGTTAATAAGCCTTCTAAGATTTTCTTTATAAGATGGTTTCAAAAAAAGAGAAAAGTAGTAGAAGTAATAGTTGAAGAGAAGAATCCATACATTAATAGTGAAAGTAGTAAATTTATAAAAATAGTAAAGTAATGTTTGAGAATGTTGATGTACAAGTAATAACCACAGGAGTTGTAGGACTTATTACAACAATAGTCAGTGGTTGGACATCTTGGCTATTTGCTAAAAAGAAATATAATGCAGAAGTAGATAGCAATGTCATAGAAAATATGCATAAATCATTAGAGTTTTATAAGCAGCTGTCTGATGATAATAAGAACAGACTAGATCAAGTGCTTTCAAAAAACGAAGCTCTTGAGAAGGAAGTTGCAGAGTTAAGGCTTCAATTATTCGAGCTTATGAATTCTATATGTTATAATATGTCTTGTAAATTGAGAGAGATTTCAAGAGAATCTGAAATGAAAGCAAACAAACAGGCAGAAAAGAAACCATCAAAGAGTAAAAAGAATGAAGCTTAAAGTTGAAAGAAAGTGGAGGAAAAGCCTTTATACTATTGGCAATCTTTATATTGATGGTAAGTTCTTTTGTAATACTTTAGAAGATCCAGACAGAGGACTTACATCAAATATGCCTTTAGATCAAATAAAGAGTATTAAAGTTAAAGGTGATACTTGTATACCTTATGGTGTTTATAGTGTATCATTAGATATTGTTAGTCCTAAGTATAGTAATACAAAGAAGTATCCCTATGCATCTATAGCCAAAGGCAAGATGCCAAGAGTTATGGAAGTCCCTGGCTTTGATGGCATTTTAATTCATGCTGGAAATACTCAGAAAGACACTGAAGGATGTCTACTTGTTGGGGAAAATAAAGTAAAAGGGAGAGTAATAAATAGTCAGATAACTTGGCAAAAGTTATACACTAAATTACTTGCAGCTAAAGTAAAGAAGGAGCCCATTACAATTGAATACACAAAGTAAAATAGTAACTACTTTTGTAAGAACTTATTACTAAAAGTATTAAAATTATTGTAGAGTTTCTAGTATTGTGCTACTTTTGCACAAACTAATTAAAATAAAGGAGAACATTATGGAAGGAATAGAAGGCTTAAACTTTGATAGCATCTTAAATGATGATCAAGTAGAATCATTATTCTCTGAGTTTAATACTACTGATGAAGAAGATGCTGATGAAGTAAATGAAACACTTGATGAAGAGGACTCTAATGAGGAAAATGATGATTTAGAGTCTAAATCAACTAAAAAGAATAATAAAAAGACTACTGAGGTAGACCCTGAAGAGATGTTTACAGGAGAACCAGAGAGCGTAGGTAGTGAATTTGAAGATACTGAAGAGGAAGATACCGATTCTACAGAGCAAGGTACTTCTCCTGATTTCTTCTCTTCCATTGCCAACGCTTTTGTAGAAGAGGGTATCTTCCCAGATCTTCAAGAAGAAGAAGTAAAAAATATTAAAACTGCTCAAGACTTTAGAGATGCTGTAGAAAAGCAAATTCAAGCTGGACTTACAGAGCAACAGCAAAGAGTTATTAATGCTCTTAATAATGGAGTAGAGCCTGAAGCTATTAAAGTCTTTGAAAATACAATTGCAGGACTTGAAAATCTTGATGATGAAACTCTTGAAGAGGAAGGAGAAAGAGGTGAAACCCTAAGAAAACAACTCCTATATCAAGATTACTTAAATAGAGGGTTTAGTAAGCAAAGAGCAGAAAAAGCTGTTAATAAGGCTTTTGAAGATGGCACTGATATTGAAGATGCAAAGGATGCTCTTGAAGGACTAAAAGAATTCTATACTTCAAAGTATAATCAAGAACTGCAACTTGCTGAACTTAAAAGTGAAGAGAATAAGAAAGAGCAGGAAAAAAGAAGAGAAACATTTAAGAACAAAGTACTTAAAGATAACTTTGAACTATTTAATGGAGTATCTTTGAATAAGAATAAAAGACAGGAAGCATTTGATGCAGTAACTAAGCCTATATATAAAGATCCTGAGACAGGAAATTACCTTACAGCTATAGGTAAATATAGCATGGAACATCCTGAGGAATATATGGCAAAGCTAGGTCTTTTATTTGTCCTTACTAATGGATTTGAAAATTTAGATGACTTGGTAGGCAGAAAAGCTAAGAAAGCCATTAAGAAAGGATTCGCAGACTTGGAAAATAAGATTAACAACTCTTATAGAGATTCTAGAGGAAACCTTAAATTTACTAGTGGATCTAAAGACTCAGCATCCTTTTTTGGTAAGGGAATGATACTTGACGTATAGATATTGTAAAAACTTAATCGGTAATTTTTTAAAGATATGGCAAAAAATTTATTAGGTAAATTCCAAACTGTGGAGTTCACTTCTTGGAAGGGTCTGACAAAAGATAATCATATTGGTGCTATCTTTGGTTCTCAGCCTCAAAAAGCTAGTGTTGCTATGGTACAATTACTTGCTCATCAAAGAGGTAATACCTTAGAGACTCTTCTTAGTAAATTTCCCACAAAGGAATTTGAAAATGAAGAGGAATACACATGGGATGTAGTAGGAAGTACTAGACAGAATATTCCTCTTATTGAGGCAAGAAGAGCAGATGGTAGTCCTGTTGCACCTGCTGATACTGAAAACGTAGGTGCAGGCACAGAGCCTTTCTACTTAGTATTTGCTAAGGATTGGTTTGCAGATGGTGAATACATTGTAGGTAATCTCAATGAAGTTTATCAGTTTAGAATTCTTGGTGATCCTAAGATGGAAGGAACTAACGCAGTGTATGAAGTACAACTTTCTGGTGGTAATACAGAAGGTGTTCCTGTTGAAAGACTTCTTGCAGGAGAGCTCTTTAGTATTGAAGCTGCTTTTGTTGAGGCTGAAATGTCTAGAGAAGTAGGTGATGTAAGATTTGCTATGCCTGTTTCTATGAGAAATGAGTTCTCCCATGTAAGAATTAAGCACAAAGTTCCTGGTAACAAGCTTAATAAGAAGATTGCAGTTGGCCTTCCTGTTATTGTTAATAACAAGCCTTTAACTACTAATGTATGGATGCATGCTGTAGACTATGCTGTAGAAACTCAGTTTGCTGACTATAAGAACAATGCTCTTGCATTTGGTAGAAGCAACAGAAATAAGAATGGTGAATACCTTGACTTTGGTAAGTCTGGTAATGTCATTAAGACTGGTGATGGCTTATATGCTCAGATGGAGACTGCTAATACTTATTACTACAATACTTTCAGTCTTAAAATGATTGAAAATGCACTCTATAATCTTTCTTATGGTACTCTGGATATGAAGAATAGAACATTCTTGATGAGAACTGGTGAGAAGGGTGCAATTCAATTCCATAAGGAAGTTCTTAAGGAAGTCAGTGGATGGCAGGCATTTGCACTTAATGATGAGGTAAGTGCTGTTAGAAAAGTAAATAGCCCTCTGCATAAGAATGCTTTAAGTGCAGGCTTCCAGTTTGTAGAATATATGGCTCCTAATGGCATTGTTCTTCAGATTGAAGTAGATCCTTCTTATGATGATCCTGTAAGAAATAAGATGCAACATCCTAAGGGTGGTCCTGCATTCTCTTATAGATATGACATCATGGATATTGGTACAATGGATCAGCCTAACATCTTTAAGTGTGCTGTTAAGGGTGAACCTGAGTACAGAGGTTACCAGTGGGGTCCTTTCAGAAATCCATTCACAGGACAAACTAATAATCCTTATGCTAGCTTTGATGAGGATGCTGCTGTAATCCATAAGTATGCTACATTAGGTATTTGTGTTCTTGATCCTACTAGAACAATGAGTATTATTCCCGCTGTTTTATCAGCGTAATAATATATTCACTCATAATATTATTTATAGATTTTAATTTAGTGGTAGTGGGAATTTCTCCCACTACCAACTAAGTTAAAAATTAAAATCAAAAAGGAGAATTAAAAATGGCAAGAGAAAAAAAGCAATCAGTTGAAAACATAGTTCTTGATGAACAGGCACTAACAGCACCTGTAGAAAAAGTACCTATTACTAAAGAGCCCACAGAAGAAAAATCTAACAAGACAATATATAGAGTATCAGAAGGAAGCTCAAACCTTATTAATTGTTTAAGGAATGAGAAAATAATTGTAAAGTTCATAGCTAGAGCAAAAGGTAACATTACTGATCCTGACCATATACTATATGGAGGAATGGCTAAAGGAGCTAAGATGAATGTTACTACTCCTCTTTTAAAGAATGGAGGGTATGCTAATGTTCTTACAAGGGATGAAAAAAACTATTTAGAATATGCCTTAGGATTAGAGCCTAATGCTCTTAGTGTTTATAATAAGCACAATAACTTCTGGGATGATTCTAATGAAGATGGTTTAGGTACTATAGAGTTAGTTAAGGGAGATAACTACTTTGATTTATCAAAGCCCATTGACTATATTAAGTATAAGGTTCTCTTAAATAATGAAGACATCATTGCTCCATCTATCCAAGCTTTGCAAGATAGACCTAAAGCAACCTATAAGTTCGTTATTATAAAAGAGAATGAAACTACTAAAGATGCCAACAAGAGAGTTACTCTCAAGGCTAGAGCTTATATGGAGTTTGGTAAGATCAACAATGATGCTGATAAACTTAGAGCAATTATTGAAACTGTTGAAGGAAGGGTAGTAGCTTCTAATACTAAGATAGAACTTCTTCAAGCTAGAGTTGGAGATATTCTTGAAGCTAATACTAAACTATTCTTACAAGTAGTAGGAGATCCTCTTTTAGATAATAAGATTCTTATTAGAAAGGCTATTGAAAAAGGAGTAATTGTTAATAGAGGTAACTACTTATACTATAAGTTAAATAGTGCTCCATTGTGTGATAATGGTCAAGAGCCTACTTTAAGTATAGCAGCAAATTATCTTAATCTTCCTAAAAATCAAGAGCTTAAATTTACTATAGAAGCACAAATTAAAGACTGATAATAATGACTATACAAGAATTTTCAGATCAATTTGATGTCTTATATAATAATATAACTAGCAATCAGGCTCCAGGATTGAATGAGTATGAGAAATCTATCTTCTTAACTAAAGCTCAAGAAGAGGTTCTTAAAAACTATTTCAATCCTAAGAGCAATGCTAGACAAGAAGGTTTTGATGATACTAGAAAAAGGCAGGCTGACTTTAGTACTTTGATGAGTACCCAAGTATTAGATGTTATTTCTAATGGGGATAATATACAAGCATTTGATCCAAGAGCAGTAGTATTTAAATATCCAAAAGAAGCATTTATTATAATAAATGAAATAATATCTCGTGACCCTGATTATCTTTCTGTAGTGCCTATTAAATTTTCTGACTATGAAAGACTTATGGCTAAACCTTATAAGTTTCCTCCAAAGTATCAAGCTTGGAGACTTATTACTAATTCATTAGAAGATCCAGTACTACAACCAGTAAGAAAGCAACCAGTAATTGAAGTTCTATCTAAGTATTTATATGATTTAAAAAAAGAAGATATTTTAGATGAAGTTCAATATACTATAAGATTTATCAAGAGGCCTGCACCTATTATTGTAGATAACTTAGGCACAGAGGAAGAACATACTGTAACTATACATGGAGAATATTTACAATCAAAGTATTGTGAACTACCTGAAGAGTTACATGAAGAAATACTCCAAAGAGCAGTAGAATTAGCAAAGGCTTCTTGGGCAAGTGATCAAAACACTGCTGAAAGTCTTAAAGCCGTAACTACTATGGGGCAAAGATCTGAATAATATAAGTAACTATGAACAGAAAAGAGTTTAGTGATTCCTTTACAGTACTTTTAAATAGTTATGCAAGAGGAGCTGGATTTGGGGAACAGTCTTCTGTAACAGATATTATATTAGATGAATATGAAAAATCAGTATTCCTTACTAAGGCTCAGAATGACATAGTGATAGAACTGTATAATGGCACTAACAAACTATCTAAAGGGTTTGAGGAAACTGAGGAGCTTAGAAGATATTTAGATCCTTTAGTTGCTACTAAAATTGAACAGCAGATTACAATTCCAGAAGAAAGCAACATAAAAAAAGTATCTAAGAATAGCTGCTTCTTTGAATTACCTCCAGACCTATTGTTTATAACTCTAGAACAGGTTAATATAGAAGATGAGGATTGTAAGTATACTTCTACTATAACTGTAGTTCCTACTGCTCAAGATAGTTATAGTAGAATAAAAAATAATCCATTCAAAGGTCCCACAAAATATAGAGCACTAAGACTAGATTGTGGAAGTGGGGTAGTAGAAATAATACCACCTGAAGGCAAAACTATTGAAAGTTACTTAGTAAGGTACTTAAGAGAGCCAAAGCCTATTATTCTAGAAAACTTTAAAGATCAGGATTTATATATTGGAGAAGAGCATGGCTCTGATGACTCTGAAGTATGTGAATTAAATTCTGCTTTACATAACTTAATATTAGAAAGGGCTGTATATCTTGCCCTACAATATAAAGGAATTTCTTTATCAAGAGATAATAAATAAATTTATTGTTTAACTAAATTTTAGAACAAAATGAACATTTTCACAGTAAACCAAGTAAATCAGGTTTATGTATTAAAAGCAAACAGTACTGTATCTCTTTTTGGTACTGCAAGTGACTTAGAGGATGCTCCTATGGGCTCTGTAGTAATGGGCTCTAGCGATGTTGATGGCAGCAAAGCATGGTTCATACATAAAGGTGCTGGTGGTATCACAAAAAGTGATATTATTGAAATGCCCAACCTTTTATGGGCTAGAGAAGCTACAGCTGAGAGCATGAGGAGATATAATACATGTATTGCAGTTAAATTAAATAGTGAGGTATTGAATGGGAGCTCTGTTATCCCTGGAGATTACACTATTAATATCAAGTTCCAAAATCCTGTAGGAATGTCCCCCGATAATCAATACTGGAAGTTTGGTGCTGTTCGTGCTATAGCAGGAATGACTGAAACACAGTTCTTGAAGGCTATGAAGGAAAGCATTGATAGGGGCATTAAGAGAGATGCAGTAACTCTCCTCAAAACTGAAGTGGATGAAGTTAATGATATTCTTTGGCTATATGGAGTAACTCAAGATTGGATACGAGGAATCAAGCAAGTTAAGCCAGTAATATTTACAGCAGAATGCTCTACCATTGATAAAGATGGGGTAGATGTTGTTTGGGGTGATTTTACTACTTACTATAATGTTCCTAAGGGTACTCCAGGCAGTGCAGATTATGTTCCAGTTTCTTTCTTAACTACTTATGGAGGTACAAATCCTTATACTAGTTCAGCAGGTTCTCCTATAGGAAGCTTAGCAAGTGCTTCTGATGTAGTAGCTGCTATTACTATTAAGAATGGTACTGATATGGCCGATTATGAATACTTCTATATGGGTGAAAGAGGCGATCAGTACAGACTTAATGGTTGGCCTAATTACATTCCTACTGAGTATTTAATAGATCCCAGTCTTGAGTATAATACTTATGCAATTCATTTTGCATATACTGGTAGTAATCATGCAATCCAAAAGAGTGAGAAGGAAGTTACTTTCTTAGTGCCTACTTCTAATACAAGTGCAGTAGAGACCTTCAGCCAATTGATTGGAGATTTTAATACTAATGCTAATAATAAGAATAGCATGGGCCTAATTAGTGAAAAAATTGATGAGCTTGAAGGAAGAGTTGAAGCTCTTGAGGGTTAATTTCGTTTCATAATATAATAATTAATTTTAGGGGGAAGGAGGATAATTTCTTCCCCCATTTTTATTTTTTAGTTATGTTATATTTTAATGAACTTAGAATTGAAAATAAGCATTTGATTATTGATGTAGAAGTAGATCCAGAGTATAAAGCTAAAGGATGCTGGATTGAATCTATATCTTTAAGTACTCATAAAGACAGTACAGAATATCCCATTTGGGAAGCTACAGAAGGAAGTACAAAAACAAGAGTAAGATTAATTCTTGATTCAAAATGTCAGGAGGAATCTTCAATAGATGTACATGATGTGGGAGGAGCTACTCTTAAAGACTTACTTTACATTACAGTAATAGCTCATGTTCCTACTGAAATCCTTGCAGAAATACCTTGTGGATGCTGTGATCCTACAATACTTAAGGGAACTGTAGTAGATATGGAACCTTTTTATAATCAAGCAATGCAATTTATAAAAGAGCTTGGAGATGCCTGTGAGCTCCCAAGAAACTTTATAGACTATATACTTAAATTCAAAGGCCTTGAACTTAGCATTCAAACTGGTAATTATGCTCAAGCAAATGAATTATTTGCAAACTATTTTAATAGAGATAAGAAGGCCTTTACTAATGTAGGAGGATGTGGTTGTGGAAATTCTTAATAATGTAAACAATTCAATAGCTTCATACTTTAATGCCTTAAAGAACTTTGGGTATAAAAAGTATTCTGATGTTAATAAGCTCCTTGCATATATTTTTATATCAGAGGTTTTAACAGGTGATATGAGAATATATATCACAGAAGAAGACTATAATTCTATAAATAAGGCTCTCAGGTGCTTATATGGAACTAGCTGTCTTATTCCATATCCAAAATTAAAGTGTAATAATGATACTATTCACTCTATATTTATAAATCCCTTTAGATTAGGTGTGAGAATTACACAAGATGGTAATATTAGATTCACAGAGGGAAGTAGTATTAAAATTACTGAGGATCTTAAAGAACAAGAAGAGTAATAAAAGATTATTAATATATTTAATGCCTTGCAGATGTAAACTAATATAATTACCTTTGCAAGGCATTTTAACATATATAATATATGACAACATATAAAGAGTTAGTATATTACTGCTTGGATAATCTGAAATTAATATCAGATGATTCACAGTTTACAGAAGAGCATGTAATATTTCTATTAGACAAGTACAGGGGATTAATTTTAAAACAAAGATACTCTGATATTAGAAAGGATATTCCTGAATCTAATTATCAGACAATATGTGTTAATTTAGAGCCTACAGATGCAATTGATGGAAGCCCTTGTACAGGAGGAACATATTTAAAAAGTACTGATAAAATACCTCATACTATGTCAATAGGCAATCAAAAAATTACTTCTACAGACTTCTTTCAAGGAGATATTACATTGACTAATAATGAGAGATTTAAGTATGTTGGAAACAATCAGTATTTAAAGAATCAAATATATGGAACTATTGCTCCTGATAGCTATCTATATTTAAAATCAAGTAATCCACAATTTATTTACTTAGATAAAGTTAAAGTAACAGGATTATTTGAGGATAGTGCAAAAGCTTCAGATCCATCGTTACAGTGTGATAAAGATGAAAATTCTCCTTGTGATGTTATGGAAATGAATTTTCCATTAGAAGAAGCACTAGTACCTGTAGTAATTGAAATGGTATTAAAAGATCTTGGAGGAGCTAAATATCAATCTGCTGATGTTTCTAATAATGCTAATGATGATTTATCAGATATAGCTGCATGGATGAGAGCACAGTTAGCCTCTGGTAGAAGGAGTGATCTTTATAAACAATACTAATGGACTACAAAGAATATAGAGAAAAGAAGCTAAAACTCAGAGCTCCACATAAATTTAAAGTAACCCACTCTCATACTAGCAAAGATATTTATAGGTGGATAATAAAAAATAATAAAGACTTAAAAAGTAAATTCACTGAAAAAGAGTTTGGCATAGTAGTTAAAACATTAAATAGAGCTTTAAGAGATAGACTACTAGAAGGAAGAGTCGTTAGATTTCCAAAGAATTTAGGAAAGCTAGAACTATTAAAAGTACCTCTTCAAGTCAAACTTATAGATGGTAAATTAAAAGTACCTTATGCAGTAGATTGGGGGGAAACTTTACATTTATGGCATGAAGATAAGGAAGCAGAGAAAGAAAAAAGAGTTATATATAGACAAAGAGAAGAGATGATTATTATAAGGTATAACAAAAAGTATGCTGTATTTAATAATAAAAGTTTCTACTCTTTTATACCAACAAGAGATTTAAAAAAAGAAGTCTCAGACAAAGCAAAAGAAGGATTGTTAGATGCTTTATCAATATAATTATGAAATTTATTAATATTAGAACTATAATGGATCGTCTAACTAGACATCCATTACTACAGGATATTCCTTTTGAAACTGCAATAGATTATGCAGTAGACTTTCTTAAAATAGTTGGAATACCAAACACTTTCTTAAATAAAGTAGAAGCTATAGAAATTAAAGATTACAGAGGACAATTGCCTTGTGATTTTTATGATATGATTCAAGTTAGAGAGTGTGGAGAGCATAAACATGCTTACAGATATACTACTGATAGTTTTCATTTAAGTGATAGAAAGCCTGTAAGTACTGATAGAACCTATAAATTACAAGGAGATGTTATATTCACTTCTCTTAAAGATGGTAAAGTAGAGATATCCTATAGGGCAGTGCCTGTAGATGAAGAGGGATATCCTCTTCTCCCTGATGATAGAATTTATATAAGAGCATTGGAAAATTATATAAAATTACAATGGTTTACCATACAATTTGATTTAGGTAAGATTACTCCTCAAGTATTACAAAACACACAGCAGGAGTATGCTTGGACAGTAGGTCAGGCTCAAAGCTCTTTAATATTGCCTTCTATAGACCAGATGCAAGCTATTACTAATATGTGGAATAAATTACTTCCTGATGAAACTGTAGACCATGCTCATGGATTTTTACATGAAGGTACTAAAGAAACTATAAGAACTCATTAAAATATGGTTTATGAAGAAAATTGATGCTCATATATTCAAAGGAATGCGGAAGGACTTATCACCAGTAAGGGCAAGTTCAGAGTATCTTTATGATGCTAAGAATATAAGATTCACTGTTAACTCAGATAATAGTGAAACCTTGATGGCCATTACAAATGAGAAAGGACCTAAGAAAGTAGTATTATATTTATATAATGATAATAATCAAGAAGAAGTTGAAAGTACAATTGAAGGCACATATTTAGGTCATGCAATCTTAGATACTACAGTTATATTATTTTCAGTAGACAATAATCAAAAGTCTTATATTTATAAAATTTGGAAAAAGCCTAACAGTAATCTTGAAGAGTACAATATTAAAAAACTCTATGCAGGAAACTTAGGATTTAAAGTAGAAAACCCTATAGAGACTTTACCATATTATGAAAGCAGCAGAGTACAGAAAGTATATTGGGTTGATGGAATAAACCAGCCTAGGGTTTTGAATTTGAATAACCTAAATGAAGATGGAGAATTTCCAGCAGATAAAGACAATCAATTTGATTTTATTCAAGAGCTAAACTTAAACGAAGTAGTACAAGTACATAAGAGATACTATGGAGGAGTATTTACACCTGGAGTTATTCAGTATGCCTTTACTTATTTTAATAAGTATGGGCAGGAAACTAATATCTTCTATATTACAGAGCTTCACTACATAAATTACTATGACAGAGCAGATAGTGGGGAAAATAGAATAAGCAATTCCTTTGTTATAACAATAGATAATGTAGACACTAATTTTGACTATCTAAGAATATTTTCATTAAGTAGATCTTCTATTAATCAAACTCCTACAGTTAAAAAACTTGAAGATATAAATATTGCTAAAAATGTTAAGGAGGGAAGAATTACATTTACTGATACTGGAACTATTGGGGCAATTGAAGATCCTACATACTTATTATATGTAGGAGGTACAAATATAATTCCTAAAACTATAGCTTCTAAGGACAATACTTTATTTCTAGGAAACTATAAATATATAAACAATAGTGTTGGTAAATATCTTGATAATCTAAGTATAGAGAACTATACAGGTGCTAGAGAAGTAAGCTATTATCCATTGTCTACATACTTGGTACATAACTCTAAAGTAAATGATTATGCTAAATTTACTTCTTATAATAGTAATATAAGTGGAGACAGAAACTACGATCTATATGCATGGTACAATACTTTAGATGACTTACATTACAAGCCTGATGAAGATTCTAATAATACTACTGATTATGTAAATGTTAGAGGTTTTAAAACAGGAGAGTATTATAGATTTGGTGTTCAGTTTCAAAATAGTAAAGGAGTGTGGGATGTACCAATCTTAATTGAGGACTATAAAATTACACATCCAAATTTATCTGGGCTAGCCAATAGAAGCACAGAAGGTAAAAGTCAAGACGAAAAAAAAGAAATCTTAGACTATTCAAAGGAGTTTATCACTAAAATAATTGTAAATGGAGTTAAGATTGAACTAGACTTGGATAAAATAAAAAAAGAAAGTTCAACTGATAGTGATAGCTTATATGACTTTCTAAAAAAGAATGACTATAAAAGAGCTAGACCAGTAATTATTATTCCTGATATAAACAATAGAAGAGTGCTTGCTGAGGGAGTAATATGTCCTACAGTGGCTCAGAAGTCTGGTAAATATGGTAATGCCCAATCTTCTTGGTTTTTTAGACCTATACATTTAGACCCAGGAGAAACTAGTAATCCAAGTGGAAAACAAGGCCTTGGGGCTGAAGGCTGTTACTACAGTGTAAACTTTGAAGACGAAGTTACTAGAGATATAAGTATAGATAAAAAGGATGCTAAATATAGACCTGAAATCCAAGGAGCTAGATCTGAAAATGAGGATAGAGTATTTGAAATAAATAATAGTCTTGTAACCTTTCACTCTCCAGAGATAGAATTTGATGAACAATTAGGATACTTTGCTAACCAAGACTTATCAAATTTAGATTTAAATATTGTAGGAGCTGCCCATGTAGATAATAATTATGCTAAATATAATGTTACATGGGATGGTAATAATATCTCTTCAGTAGCAGAACCTACTAAAGAAATAAACACCTATCAAACTTTCAAGTCAGTAACTCAGAATATGGAGTATGATACAACAAGTGGATGGCACTCTAATACATATGGTAGTAGAGTGTTAGCTACTATGGCAGGTGTTAGAACTGGACTTATAAGAGCTAGTAATAATGAATATAATACTGTAGGATGGAGTACTATAGGGCAAAGTAATAATACCTGGGCAATTAGTGCATTCATGATTCATCCTTGGCAAGAAAGTGGATCATTAAATAATGATAATAGGGGTAGTGAAGGCACTGTAAAACTTAAGAGTAAGTATTTATTTAACTATAGATTTTCATACTTTTATACTAGAATACCTGAATTCAGTTCAGGAAAAACAATTAGAAAATGGAAGTCTGGTACAACAGGTACTTCAGTAAATGACGTATTTGAAACTCCAGTAGATATGTCATTTCGAGTAGATGCAGTATACTATGGATCAGAACAGCCTGAATTTGTACAATATGTCAATATTGAAGAGGATCAAGAAGTAAATGGAGTATACTATGGAAATGTTGATACTATTCTTGGTAAAAGTGAAGCCGATAGTACATACTTCATTGTAAAAGACCCTGCTGGAACGCAGGCTATAGATGTTGGGAATAAAAGATGTATATTTAATTCAATAGAAGAACAAATTCCTAACAGCGTCATAGTAGGGAACACAGTATATTACCTTAATCCGAGTGATAAAGATAGAATAATTCATAAGAGGAACTCTGCAGCTACTGTAGTAATGAGGTATAAAAGTACTCCTCATTTATTAATTCCATTGAAGAAGGATATGCCAACAATACCTTATTGTGGAGATAAACAGGAACATGTAATAAGGTATGAAATGCCTATTATAGGTAATAGTAGTGAGAGCTCTGCTCCTAGAATGACAAATCCTTTAAACCCCTCTACCCCACAAACAGGGGTAGGAGATGAAATTATTAACAGTATAGATCAACATACTGATGAAATAATTATTCCTGGATCAGATGATATTCTTCCTATAAAGCCATTAGATACTTACGATCCACACCTTGAATTAGTTTATTCAGATGATAACGGAGATAAGGACACTAACTATAGTTCTTCTAGTACAAAAAATGCTCTGAAGATACTTGTAGATGAATTTGATGAAGAGCCTCAAAGTTCTAGATTGCTATATCATGATCATTTATTTGGAGTGAGCTATTCACTTGCTAGTGGAACTGAAATATCTTCTATTGATTACCCAATAACATTTCAATTGTATAGTAAGCAAGGAATCAGTGAAACTTTACTAGTTGATACTCACATGAATAATCTATCAGAAGTACAGCCTGAAGTAGATGGTGATACTACTACTTATACTCATGTTCTTAGTATTCCTAATTATAATTACATTAAAATAGAGTATAAAAAGAAAGTAACAGAAGGAGGAAACAATACTACTACTTTCACATGTAATCTTAAAGTAGATGACTCAGATACTGCAGAAGTATTAGAAGAACTAGAAAATTTAGAAGGCAAGGTTTGGATACTTAAATCTAAAATATCAATAAATCATCCATTTAGTAGTAGTGCTGATCGTATAGATACAGAATTTCCAATAAATAATACTTCAGCTTCTCAGTGCACTATACAATTCACGTCTGTAGAGGAGGGAGAAACAGATACTGGCATTAAAAGGTCTATAGATGGAAATTTCCTATTTACTTCAGAAACTTCTGATGGTGAAACAACATATTATCCAATTAAAAACTATAACTATTTTAGATTGCCAAGCTATAACTCATTCTTATGGCTAGCAGAACTTGTGAGGCGTGGAGATAATAATGAAGACTACAAGCCAACATTTATTGATAGTATGCAGTACATTCCAGCTGGCTATCCTGTAGATATTACTACAACTACTACAACTATAGAAAGTGAGAATGAAACTAGCACTGATGCTGAAGAAACTCAACACTCAATATCTTTAGTATATTGCTTTGGTGATACTTGGCTAACTAGGTATGACTGTTTAAAGACATATCCATTTGCATTAGATGTAGAAAATAGTATTGTAGATATATTTTCTTTTATGTGTGAATCAAGAGTATGTGTAGATGGAAGATATGATAAAAATAGATTTAATACCTATAGTTCTGCTACTAATAGCAATAGTATTAGTCCAGCCTTTACATTCTCTCCAATAAACTTTAACAAGCTTAATCAGGTGTATAATCAATTAGATAATTTCTTTGGCAGTACACCTTTGGATGAAGATTTTTATAAGGATGAAGAGTATGAAACTACTTTCACTTGGACTAAAACAAAAAATCCAATGAGTAAAGTTGATACTTGGACAAATATTACATTAGCTAATACATATGGTGCAGAGGGACTGAATGGTAAGATTAATGCTATTATTAACTATAATAATGACTTATATTTATTCCAAGACTCTGGAATAGGAAGTATTGCTTATAATGAAAGAACTCAAGTAGAGCCTAAAGATGGAGTACCTATTGAAATTATAAATAGTTCTAAAGTTACTGGAGTTAACTATCTTTCTTCCACTATAGGAACTAAAAATAAATGGAGTATAGTTCAAAGTAATGATGGTTTATTCTTCATAGATAGCACTACAAAAGATTTATATAAAATCACATCTAAAGGTATTATTAATATAAGTACAGCTAAACATTTTAATAGTTGGTTTAATAAATTAGATACTAGTACTTCTTGGAGTAGCAATCTTTGGAATTCAGACTCACCAGTAAACCCCAATAGATTATTTTATGATTTATTAAATTCAGATTTATACTTGGTTAACAAAGATCAATGTTTAGGATATTCAGACTATTTTGAAGAGTTTACCTCATTTTATAGCTACGAAAATACTTTAGATATGTTTAATCTTGAAGATGAGTTTTTAGCAGTAAAAAATGGAAGTAATAATACTATAGATTTATGGCTAATGAATAGAGGAGATTATAATCAGTTCTTTGGAACTCCACAAGAATATTCAATTGAATTTATTTCAAATCCAGATCCCACTCAAGATAAAACATTTACTAATATTGAAGCAAGGTTAATAAATAGAGAAAGAGGAACCAATGCCAGTACTCTTGAGAGATTTTTTGATTACATCCAAGTACAGAATGATTATCAAAACACTGGTGTAAAGGAGCTTAAAGAAGACAAATATAAAGGGGCAATCTTAAAAAGAAAATTTAGAACTTGGAGAGTAGATATTCCTAGAGCAGATGATAAAATGTTTGGTAATAGAATTAGAGATATGTACTGTAAGATAAAACTATGGAAAGCAGAAACAATTGATTCTAATGATAAAATACCTATAGAATTTAGAGATATTTCAGTAGTGTATTATGACTAATAATAAAAGTGATTATAAGTAAGTCTAGGTAAATATACTTAGACTTACTTACTTTTTTATTTATAGTATTGGTATACTTAAATTAAATTAATAATTTTGCAAAAATAAATATAATAATATGATAGAAGAGTTAGAAAATCATTATAGTACTATTCCTATAGAGCCTAAGGGAGTTGCAGGAATACCAAGTGCAGGACAAACAGGAGGAAGTATAGTACCCTGGCTAGATATAATAAAAGGTGCAGATGCTGCATTTGGGTCACTTATAAGTGGAGATTTCCATAGTGATGTTGGTGATGCTGTTCAAAAAATACCCTTTGGTAGCATTGTAGGAGGATTATTTAATAGAGCCTTTGGAGCATCTTATAATGAAGAAAATATAAATAAAGCGCAAGGAACTATAGATGCTTTGAAAGGGTTTAAAGCAAATGCAAGTAATGTGTCTGAAGCTGCTGACCTTTTTAACCAAGCTCCAGATAGCTTTTCATTTGATAATTCATACATAGGAACTGATGGATGGTTCAATCATAAAGCTACTAGAAGAGCTAATGGATTGAGAAATGAAATGGCGTTTGCGGATACCTTAAAGAATATAAAAGTTGCAAATAATATAAACAATGTACTTGGAAGTTCATCTATGAATGCAAATGCTACATTTGCAGCACTTGGAGGACCTCTGCATAATCATGGTGCTGATTGGACTAATGGTGTTAGGTATATTAACCAAGGAGGACTTCATGAAGATAATCCTTATGGTGGTGTTCCTATGGGAATGGCCCCTGATGGTCAGCCTAATTTAGTTGAAGAAGGTGAATTAATTTTTGATGATTATGTGTTTAGCAAGAGACTTAAAGTACCTAAAGCTATTAGATCAAAGTATAAATTGAGAGAAAAGAAAGATATAACATTTGCAGATGCTGCTCAAAAAATGAGTGAAGAAAGTAAAGAAAGGCCTAATGACCCTATAAGTAAAAGAGGAATGGAAGAAAGCCTTAGAGAGCTAGCTGATGCTCAAGAAGAGGTAAAGCAAGATTTAGCTCTCAGACAAGCTATTACTCAAAGAGCTAATGAATTAAATCAACAGCTTGGAGCATTACAGGGATTGCAAAGTTTAAATCCTGAAGAACTTCAGCAGTTAATGGCAATGGCTTCTCAGCAAGAACAGGCAGAACCTTCTCCTGAAGAAGAGGCTATGATGCAGCAGCAAATGATGCAGCAGGAAGGAGAGCCATTTATAGGTGCTTATGGTGGACATATTTATAGTGGAACTGATGAGCCTTCTAATTATTTAATAACTGTAGGTGATGGTAATGTATGGGACTGGTCTAAGATTTGGGATAGTTTTAGCCCTGCCAAAGCTAATCTGCCTAGTAATCTCCCATATTATAGACCTCAAGGAAATATGTATACAAAAGATTGGATTGCACAGCAAAGAGGATTACCTGAGTATACAAACTGGACATCATACGTCAAGAATAATTGGGATAGTCCAGAAGTTCAAAGATATCTAAAGGCTTTAGACCAACGTGCAGGAGGTAATCATTTATTTGATACAAAAGGCAATCCTACTAACAATGCTAAAACTTACTGGGAAAAGGCTAGAACAACTGGTGGTTGGGGTTACTATTCTCAAACTCCTGCATGGACACCTAGTAGTACAACAACCACTAGTAGCAATACTACCGTCAATACTGATGATGACTCTGTTTTTCCAGTACATAGTTTTTATGATGCATCAGATGTACTAGGCAAAGAAGCAAAAGAATCTTATGAAAGAAGAAAAAATCTTAGTTCTAATCCTTTTGATCAAATTGCTGAAGATAAATCAGATGATAAGTACATAGTTACTCATCCTGCAGGGACTTTGGATTTTGAAATTAAAGAAAGAAATCCAGATCATAGCGGTAGCATTGATGATGATATTAATGATAATAATTTACCTGGAAGAGATTGGTTAGGGGATGCATTGTCTTCTGCACCTATATGGGGAAGTGCCTTAGGACTTGCCTTAGCTTTATCTAATAAAGCTAAAGGTCCTAACTTTAAAAACTTTGCAGATGCTGAAAAAACAATAGGAAGTATAGGAGATGTAACTTCTGAAAGGATAGGTGATTATATGAAGTATAAACCTAGTGATAAGATGTATCTTGTAAATCAGTTAAATCCTAATACTGCTGCTAATAGAAGATTTATACTAAACAGTAGTGGAGGAAATAGAGGCACAGCTATAGCAGGACTCCTAGCTAATGATGCAACTGCACAAAATGCAATAGCCAATGCTTTCTATAAAGGAGACGATGTTAATTGGGGTAGGTATAAAGATACTGCTAACTTTAATAGAGGTACTAATATTTTCAATGCTGAGCAAACTAATAAGGTAGCTTTAGCTAACATGAGTAATAGAGCTGCTAAAGGTAACTTGCAATTAAAGCTTGGAGCTTATAAGGAGGCCATTGAAAAAGGATTACAAGATGCTGGAGCAGCTAATCTTACTTCCTT